ATGTTTCCCTAAGCAGGAGCTTAGGTTGATCGACTTAACACTGCGTATGTTTATCGATCCGATACTTGAACTCGATACTGGCCTACTGGAGTCACACCTCGAAGACGTTAAAGACCGTAAGGATAAGCTGTTAACAGATGCCGGTGTTACTGATAAGAAAGAGCTGATGAGTAACCCGAAGTTTGCTGAGGTGCTTAAAGCACTCGACGTAATTCCGCCGACTAAGATAAGCCTGACAACAGGTAAGGAGACGTGGGCGTTTGCTAAGTCCGACGAAGCCTTCAAGGCACTGTTAGACCATGAGAACGACCAAGTACAGGCGCTGGTTGCTGCAAGGCTGGGCACGAAAAGCACCCTAGAAGAAACGCGTACTCAGAGGTTTATAGATATATCCAAACGTGGTCTGATGCCGGTACCGATTCGTTACTACGCCGCGCATACCGGACGCTGGGGAGGTGATGATAAGATCAACATGCAGAACCTACCTAGCCGGGGAGTCAACGGTAAGAAGTTAAAGAGTAGTATCATGGCCCCTGAAGGGTACACCATTATTGACGCTGACTCCGCACAGATCGAAGCACGTGTCTTGGCATGGTTTGCTGGGCAGGATGACTTGGTAGCTGCGTTTGCTAACAAGGAAGATGTGTACAAGTACATGGCGTCGAGCATATACGGTGTGCCTGTAGATGAGGTAACCAAAGACCAGCGGTTCGTTGGGAAGGTTACCATTCTCGGTGCAGGTTACGGTATGGGTGCAGTACGGTTCAAAGAACAGTTGAAGACGTTTGGTTTCGATATGGAGCTGGCAGAGGCACGACGTGTTATTAGTATATACCGTACTGCTAATGGTAAAATTAACCAAGTCTGGCGTGATGCCCAGAGCATGGTCAAGCAGCTTGCCGATGGGTATACGTTACAGATCGGGTTAGAAGGTATCCTCGAAGTGATTGGGGCAGAGAAGGCCATACGTATACCATCTGGTTTGTTGTTACGGTATGAGGATCTGAAGGCTGAGTACACTGAGGATGGTCTGGAATACACGTACAAAACTAGACGAGGCCGAACGCGTATCTATGGTGGTAAGGTAGTTGAGAACGTCTGCCAAGCGATAGCACGTTGTATTATTGGTGAACAAATGTTACAAATAGCCAAGAGATACCGCGTTGTGCTAACCGTGCACGACTCAGTTGTATGCTGTGTACCCGATGCAGAGGTGGCAGAAGCACAGACGTATATCGATATGTGTATGCGAAAGACACCTTCATGGGCAGCCGGATTACCCCTAGACTGTGAGAGTTTAACCGGTCAATCCTATGGAGATTGTGAATGATAAATGTAGCCCCGTGGTCGTTCAGTAAGATCAAATCTTTTGAACAATGTCCTAAGCAGTTTTACCATGAGAAGATACTGAAAGAGTATCCATTCACGGAGACTGACGCTACCCGATACGGTACGGAGTTTCATACCTCTGCCGAAGACTACATCGGTAAGGGTACTCCACTACCTATTAGGTTTTCTTTTGCACAGGACATGTTGGACGCGTTGAACGCTAAACAAGGTGATAAGCTGTGCGAACTGAAGATGGGGATGACGGAAAACTTGGAGCCATGCGGGTTCTTTGACAAGGATGTATGGTTTCGGGGGATCGCCGACCTGATCATATTGGATGGTGACCTCGCGTGGGTGATCGACTATAAGACAGGTAAGAACTCGAAGTATGCGGATAAGGGCCAGCTAGAACTGATGGCGCTTACAGTGTTCGCCCACTATCCACAGGTTAAGAAGATACGGGCAGGCTTACTGTTCGTTGTTAGTAACGATCTAATCAAAGACAGCTATGCCGATTTCGACAAGACGAAACTCTGGGAGAAATGGCTAGGCAAATATGCACGCATGCACGCTGCGGCGAAGGCAGATACTTGGAACCCTAACCCTAGTGGGTTGTGTAAGAGGTATTGCCCGGTCACAGTGTGCGTACATAACGGGAGAAACTAATGCCATACAAAGATCCGAAAGACCGAAAGAAGCAGACGAACAATCCAGTAGACAGTAAGGAGTTTAAGGCGCGTATGGAACGGCAGCGTGCCCGTAGAGCAGTAGACAAGGAAGGTGTGGATAAAGATAAGAATGGCAAAGCGGACAAGCGTGAGGGCAAAGACGTCAGCCATAAGAAGGCATTGTCGAAAGGCGGCTCGAACAAAGACGGGTATATCATAGAAAGCGCAAGCAAGAACCGTGCACGGAACTATAAGAAAAAGAGTTAGTGTCACACTAACAAACTCGCGCCCTACCTAGGGCGCTGCGATGGAGAACACTGTGGAAATTCTTAACAACAAGGCACTCTTGTTGCGGCTTCGTAACCCCCAAAAGGTTACCACCGTAATACCAAAGAGCAAAGAACTGCAAAATAACGAAGTCCTCGTCAACTGGGGATTAGAAGAAGCACACGTCTTAAAGAATCTTGGTATGCGCGTGCCGTCACCTATCGAAGGGCGATACGATTGGCCCGGCCAGTACAAACCTTTCGACCATCAACGTGTTACTGCGTCTTTCCTTACGATGAATCGGCGGTCCTTCTGCTTTAATGAGCAGGGCACTGGCAAGACAGCCTCCGCTATATGGGCTGCTGATTTCCTGATGACTCAGCGCAAGATCCGTCGCGTCCTAGTAATCTGCCCCCTATCCATTATGGATTCGGCATGGCGTGCGGACCTGTTTAGCTTTGCTATGCACCGCACGGTTGATGTGGCCTATGGAGCAAAAGAGAAACGCCGGAAGATAATCAATGGTGGGGCTGAGTTCGTCGTAATAAACTATGACGGAGTAGAGATTGTTGCAGAAGACATCGCCAATGGCGGTTTCGACCTGATCATTGTGGATGAAGCAACACACTACAAGAACCCCCAGACAAAGCGTTGGAAGTCCCTGAACAAGTTGATAGGGCCGACTACATGGTTGTGGATGATGACGGGTACTCCGGCGGCACAGTCCCCCCTAGACGCCTACGGCATTGCCAAGCTAGTTAACCCCCAAGCAGTGCCTCGGTTCTTCGGGTCGTTCCGTGACCAAGTAATGGATAAGCTCACACAGTTTAAGTGGGTACCGAAAGCCAATGCCACCGATACGGTATACAAAGCCTTGCAGCCTGCCATACGTTTCACTAAGGAAGAGTGCTTAGACTTACCACCACTGGTGTACGTCACACGGGAAGTGGAGCTTACGCGCCAGCAGCTTAAATACTACAAGATGTTGAAAGAACGCATGGTGATACAGGCAGCGGGGGAAGATATTACGGCAGCTAATGCCGCTGTGAACATGAACAAGCTCCTGCAAATATCTTCTGGTGCAGTGTACACCGACGATGGAGACACCATAGCGTTTGATATTAGTCATCGGTATAAAGTCTTACGGGAAGTGATCGACGAGAGCAGTAAGAAGATCTTGATATTCGTCCCGTTCAAACACACGATCGACATCCTTACAGATAAGCTACGGAGTGAGGGGATAACCACTGAGGTTATCCGGGGCGATGTGCCTGTGGCGAAACGTACTGAGATATTTAGGACGTTCCAGACCACCGACAATCCTCGGGTGCTAGTCATCCAGCCACAATCAGCAGCGCACGGCGTTACCTTAACCGCTGCGAGTACTGTGGTTTGGTGGGGACCGACAAGCTCACTAGAGACTTATGCTCAGGCTAATGCTCGGGTACACAGAGCAGGACAAGATACCAAGTGTACTATCATACAGCTCCAAGGTTCCCCCGTAGAGAAACGCGTTTACGCAATGTTAGATAACAGACTAGACGTTCACACAAAAATGATCGATCTTTACAAAGAAATACTTGACTAGGGTACTAAACAGCATTAAAGTGGATCTCCCAACACGAACTGGGGTACCTAGGAGAGCAGATATGGATGAGGATAAAGGGTTAGCTGAGAAGTTAACCAAGGTGTACCTGAAGATACGGAACAAGAAGGCTGAGTTATCAGCCGAGTTTAAAAAGCAAGACGACGCCCTTGGCACACAGTTAGATAAGGTCAAGGCAGCACTACTCGACTACTGCAAAGAGCAAGGTCTTGAAAGTGTGAAGACTTCAGAGGGTTTGTTTTACCGGTCTGTTAGGACACGCTACTGGACAAGCGATTGGGAATCCATGCACAAGTTTATCCTTGAACATGAACTACCCGAGTTTTTTGAGAAGCGCCTAAACCAGACCCACGTAAAGCAGTTTCTCGAAGATAACCCAGAGTTAGTACCGAAAGGTCTTAATACTGACTCCGAATACATAATCTCAGTGAGGAAAAAATAATGACCGGACCATTTGTACCAATCGAAGAGTTAGCGAACCACTTTTCAGTATCTATATCCACGATCCGTGCGTGGGTTCGTCAGGGTAGCATCCCGAAAGATACTTATATCAAAGTAGGCAACACATACCGATTCTGTATTGGTGACGTGTCGCAAGCATTGACAGCTCAGGCCGAGGCCACGAAAGCTACTGTGACGCCTATCGGGGTTGAGACTGTCAGTGCTACGCAAGATGAGCCTATTAACGTAAACCTAGATGATGATTATTAAGGGGAAATACTATGTCTGAAGTTACCTTGTTTGGAGACAACGCGCTTGTGACTGGCGACCTGTTTAAGTCGTTACAAGATGTGAATGATAACCTGTTAAGTGGATCAGGTGGTGGGGAGAAGCGGCACCGAATCAGTCTTAATGGCGGCAAGTTCCGTGAGTTTTCTGGCGGTGAGCAAGTATCCGTGAGTAAAGAAGACAACATGAACATTGTGGTTGTCAACGCTGCGCCGATCTCGCGTACGTACTACGAAGGGAATTATGACCCCCAGAATCCAACACCCCCGAAGTGCTGGTCAGCAGATACCCAGACCCCTGCACCTGAAGTAGCACCAGAGAATCGCCAGTCCAAACGGTGTATGGATTGCCCACAGAACATCAAGGGTTCTGGCCAAGGTGAAAGCCGCGCTTGTCGGTTTGCGCAGCGATTAGCAGTAGCATTGGAAGGTGACCTTAACAAGGTATATCAACTACAGTTACCAGCTACCTCTATCTTTGGGGAGACAAAAGAGGGTAAGATGCCGATGCAGGGATACGCACGGTTCCTACAGGCACACAATACGCCTGCGGTGGCCATCGTTACCAACATGCGGTTTGATGAAAATAGTAGCACGCCAAAGTTGTTCTTCAAGGCAGTACGTCCGCTTAATGAAGACGAACTAAATACCGTAGTCGCTCTGAAAGATGCCCCAGAAACTCTGAAGGCTATCACCATGACGGTTTCACAAACGGATGGCGTTGTTAGTAAGGCCGCTCCTGTAGTACCTGCACCGAAGAAAGCGCAACCCCTGTTCGCCGAGGAGAGCACCACCGTTGACGAGGAGCCTAAGAAGGTTGTGACTAAGAAGGCCGCCACTGTGCCTGACGAGGCTAACGACCTAGGTTCGATCATCGACGATTGGGACGACGAGTAACTCCCCCCGCGATAACATCTCACCGCAGCTAGGATAAACTGAAAAGGGTGTACCGACACCCCTGCTGCGGTGTCTTTCGGTTTCTGGTGGTAGTATGGAAACGACAACTTTTTTAAAGAAGACGTTGGGGAGTGAGGGTTCCTTCTGTGTCTTTGCGATTCGTCAGACCGACGAACGTAGGGTGCAGAAATTCTACGACTCCATCGACGCAGTGGTTGATGCGGCCCGCAATCTTGATGATGAAGGGTACGATGTTTATTTTGCATTAGCGACGTTAGAAGCAGCGGGCAACCGCCGAGTAGATAACGTAAAACAACTTAGGGCGTTCTTCCTCGATTTAGATTGTGGTGCGAGTAAAGACTTCGTATCTCAGTACCAAGCAATACAGGCGTTGCGTACTTTTTGCAAAAAGCTAAAGTTACCTAAACCTACCATGCTTAATTCTGGGCGTGGTGTACATGTCTATTGGCCCTTAACTGAACCCGTATGCGCGGACGACTGGGTACCGGTAGCAACCAGATTAAAAAACTTGTGTAAGCAGCACGGCTTTGGGGCAGACCCTGCCGTGACTTCTGACGCTGCACGAGTACTACGTGTGCCACACACGCATAACTACAAGGTTGACCCTCCTGCGGAAGTTTCGTTGTTTGGGGATATGCAGCCTTCGGTAGACTTTGATAAGTTCTCAGAGCTACTCGGGGTAGATGCGATACCAGTTCCCACTAAGTATACACCCCACGGTACGAACGCCGTTATGGATGCACTAGCAGGTAACCGAGAGAACTACTTTCGAGATATACTTGTTAAGACTAGTAACGGTACTGGGTGCGCACAGCTTGGG